AAGTTCAAACAGAGATTTTGCTCAGAAAATATGGAACTCTTTTTCTGAAGGAAAAGCAAACACATCAGATAGAAACTACAATTTGGTATATCCCGCAAAGTTGATGGGAGAAGTTGGTGCAAGTATCCCAGTTATGCTTTTGAATTCTAATTCGTCTAGATCTAATATTGGTCAGGGGAATAGAAGTAGTATATATCTTCCAATGCCTGTTGGTTTGGACTTCAGTGATGGTGCATCATACAACGATGCAGAACTTGGTGTTATGGGAACTGCATCTCTAAATGCAGTGAGAGCTGTAAAAGGAGATGGAGGAGGGACTAACAGCCTGCTCCAAAATCTAGGGACAGAAGAAGGTATTGGTGATCTTGTCAATCAGGTCACAGGAGCGGGGACGGCAACAGCGTTGAATGCACTACCTGAAAGTGCAGCTTCTGGTGTTGGTATTGGACTTGGATCTGCTGTAAACAAAAACATAACTACAGAGTTTACTGGAGTTTCTACTCGCGCTTTCAGCTTCCAATATAAAATGGTAGCGTCTAGCCAAGGTGAAGCAGAAACAATAAGTCTTATAACCAAAGCATTGAGACTAGGAATGTATCCAGAAAAAGATAGTGAGTTTATTCTGAAGTATCCCCCAACTTGGACTATAAGATTCTTAAGAAATGGACAAGACTTGAAACATATACCAAAAATATTCGAATGTTACTTAACAGATGTAAAGACAACGTTCAACCAGAGTGCCGCATCATTCTTTAACGATGGTGCGCCAGTGGAAGTTGACTTAGGTTTCAGCTTTAAGGAAACAAGAGCTTTAACAGCTGATGATATCATCAAGTTGGAGCAAACTCAAATTTAAAAAATGTCAAAATATAAAACGAAATTTTTAGATAACTTCGGGACTCTGGAGTATGACTTTAGTGGTGCAGGTGACCTATCTACCGTAACTAACATAACAAAATTTATAAGTGTTTCGCAATCGAGTGATTCCAGTTTTTACGTTAAATATAACATATCAGAAGGAGAAAGACCAGATATGGTTAGCACGAAGCTCTATGGAACTCCACAATACTACTGGGTTTTCTTTATGCTTAACGACTTTTTAAAGAATGGGTTGTCAAGCTGGCCCAAAACTGATATCGAAATGGAAAAGTTTTTTACTAAAGAATACTCTCCTTACTTCTGGTTAAGCAGTGGTGTCTTCGATAAACTTTTGTTGAATATACCTTACCCTCCACATTTCCCGAATAGCAGACCTACAGTGCATATGTCTAGTTTGCTGTTGACAGATTATTACCTCCCTGCTCTCAGATTGACATACCCAGATGACGATTACCCACTGACCAGCATGAGTTTTAAAAAGTATGATCATGATAGGCATGGTTTAATCGTCAAGAGAGGGAGTTCAGAAGAAATGTCTCGACTTGACCTATTCTCTCCAGGCAACAACCCCACATTTGCTATTACTCATGATGGAAGTCTACTGGGTAAAGAATGGCAAAAAGCATGTAACGACCTCGGACTTGAGGGGAATAACACTGGAGATGAGTCAAAAAGAGCTTCTTTTTATGTAGACTGTAGCAGGTCAAACAGTCAAGAGTTTCTAAAAAATGCGGTTTATCAGTATTTTATAACTGTCGATGGTATAGATACTACTGTTAGCCACTTCGACGTTTTACATAGTTCGATTGACGCTAAAAAGATAACTTTTTACGAATACGAAAACATTATCAATAATAATAAAAAACAAATTAATGTGCCAAAACCAGAGATTCTTGAAGAACTCTCTCGTGGTTATTTCGATAAGCTTTCCTTGACAATTTAATATAATATGAGTAACGCTAAGGATACTAGTTCTTTCACAAATATTAGTACTGGAGTTTCTGCTGATGGAACCCCACTAATTCCATCTTCCTATGAGGTTGATAAATGTGAACTTACAAATCAATTTGGAGATGTCGTTGATATCTACAGAAATACAGTTTCTATAAGTGTAGTATCTGAGTTGTATAGCCCAATCTTAACCTGCAAGATTAGAATACGTGATAATGTAAACCTATTCGAAGACTTTAGAATAAGTGGTCATGAAAAATTAAAACTTAGAATAAGAAAAAAGGATGTAACAGTTGGTTTTGAAGGTCAAGAGGCTTTGATTCTGGATTTGATCGTTAGAGAGTATCCAGACTTCTCAAAAACTGGAGAGAGTATTAACGTTCAAGAGTATGACATGATTGCTGTTAGTAGTTGGTCTTATATTAATAGAATGAAAACAATATCCAGAAGTGTTTCTGGAAATGTTTTAGATTCTGTGAAAGATGTTTTTAAGAAGGATTTGGGCTTCAAGGATGATGATTTTTTAGAGGATTCTGCTGACATCTTTAAATGTAACGTTAATTTTAAAGGAATAATAACAAAACAACACCCAGTAAATGCTGTTGAGTTCCTTAGAAAGAAATCATATGATACGAATGGATCTCCATTTTTCATTTATAGTTTGTGTAATGACAATAAAATACAAATTAAAAGTTGGTCAACCATAAGAGATATTAATAATAATATTTACCCAGAGCCAGATGGTTCTAAACCATATCTCTATAAACCATTTGAAACTAAAAAACCAGATGATCCAGATTACAATGATAGCCTCAAGCAAAAAATAATTTCCATATCTTCTAATATAAAACTAAACAAGCTCCAACAAGCTGAAGATGGAGGTTTTGGTAACGTTTTGGAAGTTTTCGATTTTGGCAGTAAAACCTTTTCTCCTAAAGTTCACGAGGGAGAGAAAGATGGACTTGAACTGAGAGATAAAAAAGTTGGAGATGGTAGTGTTTTCAATAAAGAATTGAGTGAAAGGATCAAGTTGAGTAATGATTCCTCTGACCTGCAACCTTTCGAGTTTTTGGAAGGTCTTCATAATTTCAAAACTTCAGATGTAACTGATTCTTCAACTTACCAATTGTATGTTCCACCCATACCATATGAGGGGACAAACGATGAAAATTCAGCTACCATATACGAGAAGAACATACAAAAGACTCGATTATTTGCAGCTAACTTGGAAGCAATAACACATAATATTGTTGTTTATGGTGACTTCCTTTTAAATCCTGGTGTTAAAATTAAAATAAAAATACCAAAGGCGGGTGATCCAGATGAGTCAGAAAACATTGATAAAAATGATTTTGATGAGAGTTTAAGTGGTAAATATATCATTAGTGTTGTTTCTCATAACTTTACTAATGGAGTGCATACGAGTCAGTTGAAATTAATCAAGGATATAGACTATTAGATATGAATATTAAACATTGGTTTATTGGTTCTGTTGAAGATATAGCAGACCCTCTTCAGATTGGAAGAATTAAAGTAAGATGCTACAGTTATCATACTGAAGATTTGTCTGAACTTCCAACAAGAGATTTGCCTTGGTCACAATGCATTCTTCCCATAAACACATCATCGACTGGAGGTGTTGGATCTAGCCCAACTGGAATGGTGGTTGGTGACTGGGTTTTTGGATTCTTCAGAGATGGTGAAGATAAACAAGATAGTGTGGTTCTTGGTTTATGGACTTCCCCAGGCGATGCACCTGCAGATTCTACGAACTATGGTCAAGGAGATAGTTCAACAGGTCAAAACTTTGCTGGAAATATGATTGGTGGAATAAGTGGTGGTCCTGGAATATATCCATCAACATGGGAGGAAGGTGTAGCTCCAACTCCAATTCCAGGTTCAATTCCAAACATGCTCAGTACACTTAGAGGAGAGGTTGGTGTCAGAGAAACTAGTAAGAATCAGGGCCCAGGAATTGCAAAATACTGGCCTAGCACAAGTTATGGATCTTCTGGTTATAGTAACAGAGAGCCTTGGTGCGCGGCTTTTGTTAGCTGGGTTGTGGAGAGTAGTGGAATAATAACAGAAAACTTACCCAACACTGCGAGTGCTTATGGTCTTATCGATTGGGCTAGAAGAAATAGTCAAGTCAGTCTAACGATGCAACCTAGGAGTGTTAAAGAAGGTGACATTGTTGTGTTCAGTTTCAGTCATACTGGAATATGCACAGAAGCATCAAATGGATCAACTTTCAAAAGCATAGAAGGAAATACAAATGCAGCTGGATCTAGAGAAGGTAACGCTGTTACAGAAAAAACAAGGAAACTCAGCTTGCTTAAAGCTGGGATAAGATTCAACACAGGAACTTTAGCATAAAACATGAGCGACGAACCAAAAATTATACCATCCTCAAACACATCCAATGTGTCTAGTGAACCACCATCCCATAAGGGTTTGAGTGTATATCCATATAACAATGTAAAGAAAACTAGAAGCGGTCATATATTTGAAGAAGATGATACTCTAGGTAATGAAAGGATAAAAAGGCAACACACAAGTGGCTCATACGATGAGTATACACCAGATGGAAGTAGAGATGTTAGGATTACTGGTGATGACTATAATATTATCATCAAAGACAAGACTTTGACAGTGGCTGGTAACTTGGTGATAAACGTTCTCACGAATTGCGACATAAGAGTAACAGAAGATTATAATCTACACTGCAAAAACTTTAACTTGATTGTTGACGAAGACATGACTGTTAAGATCGGGGGGAATGAAAGAAAAGATGTTGTTGGTGAGTCTAATATAAATGCGGGTCAAAACTATAATCTAGTAGCAAATGCAGCTAACTATAAACTAAAGGGAGATGTTATAACGAGAATCGATGGGAAAAATGATACTACAATTGCTGGTAAAGACTCGCTATCTGTTCTTGGTGGAAAAGTCACAAGTGTTACTGGTGACAATTTAAATTACACATCTGCTAATACAGCTATAGTTTCAGACAACTTACTTTTCAGTAGTAGTGGGAAAACTGACTATAATGCTGGTGGAAACATAAATATATCTGGTGGAAACATTGAGATTGAGGATGAAGTTAATGCTAAAGGTGTCGTGACTAGTTCTATAGACTGTATTGGAGAGTCGATAAGTTTAGTTGGTCACACTCATACACAAGGTGCAGGTAACGATTTTGGTGCTGGTGGAACAACAACACCTCCTAACTAATATGAGTGATATACAAAAATTAGCAGACATTCAAACTGCAATAGATAGTCTAGCTGAAAAAGAAGGAAGCTTAGATAAGATAGGATTGAGTAGCCTAGATGCCAACACTCCTTCATCTATTGATCTTGTAGATGTAAGTAAAGTTGCTGATGTTCAAAGAACAATTAGTGGTGTTATGGGTTCAAGTGTTGACCTTGGAGCTGTGACTAAGATAGCAGATTGCTTTAAGAACTTGGATGATTTGCTGGTCGAAAGAATTAAAGAAAAAGCATTAGAGACAATAGAGGGAACTCTTAATGTTTCTGAGATGGCTCAGAATCTTCAGAAAGCATCCAAAGTTCAAAATGTATTACAGAAGCAAGTTGGAGCTGTAAAAGGACTCAAAGAAGAGTCTTTATCAGACTTGCTGATTAAAGCCAAGAGTGCTGGTTTTCTTGACAAAGTAAAAATTGTTAAGGATATAACAGATAAGTATTCTTCAGTTGTTGGAGATATTAATAGCCTCGTTTCTAATATAGCTAACCTAGATATTTGCAGTCAAACTAACTATAATGGAAGTGCGGCTGTTCCTAAAGCTAGTGTTCCCCCCGAAGCAGCTCCTGTTGCGAATCCTCCCGCTGAACCAGCAGCTACATTGAATCAGGGTCTTATTGATATCAAGAGGAAACACGATGATGCTTTATTCAGAATTAACGATGTTAACGATAAGGGGTCTCTTCCAGATACTCCAGCTGTTAACTCAATGATGGCGAGCCTTCAGAAAATAACTAGAAAATATTATGACTCTGTTTACAAGTCACAATCGAATGAAGATGATGATTTCCTTAATCAAGAGTTTAAAAATGATGCTAAGAATGAGTTGGAGCAATATGCATCTAGTTGGGGTGCAACAATAACTAACGAATTCAACACAAGAGTTAGTGGTGTATCCAACAATATCAAAAATGAAAGTGATGCTATCAGGGAATATGGGAAATCCAAAAGCACAGAAACGTTGGTTGGTGGATTAATGTCCACTGGTGTCACTGTTTATGGGGGACCCGACTGGGACTTTACAACGTTTTTAGATATTAAAAAATCACAAAGACCTGCAGATCTTATTAGCTATTGGGATAACAATAGTAAATATGGTGTCGTTGGTCAAGAAAAAAGATTAAACGATAGAGGAATAAAAACAGCAACTCTTAACTATTCAGATGCTTATAATGGTGCTTATGGTTCTAAGTTAGTGAATGGTAAGTCGTGTGCAAGCACAAGATTTCCTGGTGGAAGTGTTATTGCTATTAAGAATCAAGATGGATCTCCTTATGATCCTGCTGGATTGAATCCTCAAGGTTTATACTCAGTTGATGATACTGGTAATGCAGAATTGACATACAGAAAAGTAGACCTGTTTATTAGTAGAGAGTATGTCGATACATTTAAGAAATCACCTATGTCGAGTGCCCAGATTTTCCTAGTTAGTCTTGGAACTCGTAAGGGTTCTCAATTCAGACTTGCTCAAAGGAAGTTTGGAAATACTATTGGATAATTTATATAAATACATTAACAGATGAATACTATCCTATCAGATTACAACAAATCGGGCTATAAGCCCTCGATTGTTAGTAGCACGATTTACAAAGATGTTTCATCTTCTTTTATAAACCCAATATCTGGTGATGTTCTAGCTTCAACTGATATTGATTCAGTAAAGAACAGTATAAGGAATATCGTTTTAACACCAATTGGAACTAGAGCGTTTTTTCCAGACTTCGGTTCAAGAGTTGGAGATCTTCTCTTTGAACTTGCTGATATAACAACACAAGTTGCGATTGAGACTGAGATAAGCGAGTCTATATTAAACTTCGAACCAAGAGTATCTGAATTGAAAGTAGATGTGAAAGATCAATCTGAGCAGAATGCTTATTTCGTAACACTCACCTTTAGCATGAATTATGTAGCTGGAACAATAGAATTTATTTTAAATCGTATTAGATAAAAAAATGGCAATTTCGGGAGAAAAATTAAAAGTAACAGAGCTTGATTTTCAAACAATTAAATCAAATCTAATTGAGTATTTTAAGAATTCAGATAATGATTTTACTGATTGGGATTTTGAAGGCTCTAATTTAAACACTATTGTAGATCTACTTGCATATAACACACACTATAATGCAATGCTGGCACACATGAGTGTTAATGAGAGTTTCATCGACAGTGCCCAGTTGAGGAGTAGTGTTGTTAGTGCAGCTAAACTTCTTGGTTACGTTCCACGTAGTTTCAGTGCATCTCAAGCAGTTCTGGAAGGTAAATTTTTAGCTAACCCAGCATCTCCAGATACAACGATCTTAGAAAGAGGGACTATATTCAGCACAACAGTTGATAATTCAGATTATCAATTTGTAATTCTAGACGACACGATTGAACTTATCAAAGATGGTGACTATTATGTTACTACACCAGATAACTTGATCTTGGCAAGTGAGGGTAGAATGGTAAAAAATAGTTTCATTGCGAATGGATCAGATGACTCACAGAGATATCAGATTGATGATGAAAACATCGATATTAGTTCACTGAAAGTTAGAGTTTTTCCAAACTTGGGAAAAGAAACAGGGTCTTCTGTGTTATACCAAAGGTATGGCAGAGGTTTGAACGTTACTGAAGAAAGTTATGTATACTTCATTAATGAAAACAGCTTCGGGAGATACGAATTGACTTTCGGGAATGGAATTTATGGTAAAAAACTGAAAAGCGGAAACGTTATAGAAGTTGAGTATCTAGTAACATCTGGAAGTGATCCTAATGGAGCTAACACTCCTTTCATAATGAACACATCTAGCCCCGACATACAAAGTGTCGAGTATGTCACTCTAGCTAATGATAGTAGAGTTAGCGGAGGTTCTGAGAAAGAAAGTATAAATCGACTTAAGCAGAATGCGACAAACAGTTTCTTAACACAAAACAGAGCTGTAACATCTGATGATTATAAAAACTTAATAAGTTCAAATTTTCAATATGCACAAAGCATAAGTGTATGGGGTGGAGAAGATAATAATCCTCCTATCTATGGTAAAACTTTCATATGTGTAAAACCATACTCATCTTATCAGTCGGCATATTTAACAAGTGGTGATAAGCTTTCTGTTTTGAACTTTGTTAAAGGTAAAAAAGTATTAAGTATTATTCCAGAAATCGTAGACCCAGAGTATATCAATATTGTTCTTGATGTTCTTTTCAAATATGATTCCAATCTTCTTAGTAGATCAGTTGGTGAACTGCAAAACGAAATAAGAAACCAAATCATAAATGATTACAATGAAAACATCTTAAACACTTTTGATACCATTTTTAGGCATTCACAATTCACAAGAACTGTTGATGACTATGATCGTTCTATACTCAACTCATTAGTCCGAGTTTTCGTTAAGCAAAGTTTTAACATTCCAGCTTCGGGTTTCATCGGAGACAAGATTGTTAACTTTGGAGTTCCTTTAACATCTGATGATGACCAGGTTATCGTCGAAACTTCAAGTGACATACCTTGGACGGAAAATGGACAAAAGGTTTTCTTGAATACAGAGTCTACGAGTTTGCCAAATATAAGAAACGTGTATACATACACGTTAAAACAGGGCACTATAGAGACTAAGTTGAGAGATGTTGGGTCAATAAACCTGGAAGAAGGAATAATGACTCTTAACACTACAGTGTATGCTGATTCAGATACGAATATAAGTATAACTGTTATACCAAAGTCAAATGATATTGTTGGGAAACGAAACATTCTTCTTTCAATCGACAACTCTACCAGCATTGTGAGAGGGAGTGTTGATGAAATTGTTAGTGGTGGGTCAAGTCGTGCAGTTGAATATAAGGCTTTCGATAGAGATCGTTCATATTAAAAAGTAATGGAAATTAACATAACAGCATCAGCAACAGCTGTAGCAGTTGAGCCTTCAACTGCTACTAGTGTTCTGCCAGATCATATAGAGTATGATGCGAGTGAGTTAATGAAGTTAATTTCTTCTTACTATGATCATATAAACACAACAGGTCTTCCTTCTTACGAGATAGGTAACTTAAGTAAAAACCATGATGTTGACCTTGCTTCTGAAAAATATTTAGATGCGATTGAAAGACAGATTGCTGTGAACATACCACAGACTCAGGTTTTAGATAGAAGAAGACTCTATAAACTCATAACAGATTATTATCTGACTAGAGGTTCTGATGACAGTATTCTAACTTTTTTCAGATTATTCTATAATGAAATAGTTACACTTTTATTCCCAAAAGATTTCTTATTAGATTCTTCAGGGTTAAACGGAATACCATCAGATAGCTTTAAAATAAGAGATAGTTATTTTTGGCAAGAGTTCTCTTATGTAATCAAAAGCAGTTCTGATCAGGCTAAATGGAGGAATGAATTTTTAAAATTCGTGCATCCAGCAGGATTGAAGCTTTTTGTAGCACTCACCATCACTGGTGTCGCACTTAACGATTGGCTTGATGAACCACCAGAATACCTTATAGGTGATCACGAAAACACTGACGAGTGTGATTGGTGGAATATTATAAATTGGAGCAAGTTCTATGGTCAGCATTCTCCAAAAATTCAGCCCTGTGTCGAAGTTCAGTTTGAGTTCGTATTAATGTCTCTTATGGGGGATGGTGGTAAACACTATTTAACTCATATTAGAGATATTTACTCAGAGGATACACAATCACTAAGTGATACGAATCTCTTATCTAGTTTTTTCAGGTTATTAGTAATTTCATACAGAATACATAACAATGTTAATCAGATAAATTTATTCCGTGAAGAATATATTTTGAGTAGTTACAGAAAAGATCCATCATCATTTATTGATGGTTATTCAGAATATACGATTAAAGGAACTTACGAAACTCCGACAACTCCAAGTCGGTATGATCCAAATTCAAGTGACAATTTCAGTGCATATTCTCATAAGAACGTGAAGGATGCCTATGGTTTTTCATATGAAAATGAAATCAAATCTTCTGAATTAATTGGTGAAAACACTTGGAGTGATGGCAACTCCCCCGCTTCTTATGTTCCTAACACAACAGGAACATCAACGCTTTCGCTTCAAGAGCAGTATGACTTGAGTGATCGTCAAATCGTAATAACGAATGACGAGAACTTGGATAGCCCACCAGTAACAAAAAATATTATATTAAGATCAAATTTCGTATTTACAGCAAAGGATCAGCAAGATGGAGCTGAGTTGTACATTTCAAATATTGATGGTGGATCGAAATCTCTCAATAAAGAAAATGGTTTTGAAGCTAAAGCGACACTCACACATATTTTTAATTACCCCGCGGCAATTTCACCATACGAAGACTATAGGATTGAGAGCTTTCCTTCCTCATCTAATATGATTATTGACTACCTTTCAATATCAACCAGACAAGCAGACGGGGAGCCCTTAGCATCAAGAGGTTCACATGAAATAGAAAGAGGTTTCTTTGGAGATGTGATCATCGTTGATCGTGAATCTGCACAAAGCTTCTTCCCCAATGGAGAAGCTTTTGATGAAGATTATGTTTTAGATTTACCACCAATCTATGTAGATTTCTCTTGGGATTATCAAGACTACTCAGCCACAATCGTTAATGGTAGATCAGATTATTCAGAAATTGGAGATTATGAAAATAGTGTAATATCACAACAAAAAACAGAGGATTTATTTAGACCCCTACCGATGGCATATTTCTACATGTCTCCATCTGGACAACGTTTCTTGCAACCTAATGGTTCTAATTACTATATGCAACCTTATTCCTTACAAAACTAAAAAACCATGCCCGACGTAACAGTAACAACCGACATTGATGTTTTTCTTAAAAGTTCAAACAATGCAGATGCCCGAAGCAATCTTGGATTGAATAGCATATTAGACTCAAAAGCCGATAAAAGCACGACATACACTAAAACTGAAGTTGATGCTAGTATCGCAAGTCTAGTTGATGCAGCTCCAGAAGTATTAGATACATTAAATGAATTAGCCGAAGCTCTTGACGATGATGCTAATTTTGCAACAAATACTGCAAATAGTATCGCCGCGAAAGCAAATCAAACAGATTTAGATTCTCATACAGGAGATACATCTAATCCTCATAATGTAACAGCTTCACAGGTTGGTGTAGTTACTGCTACGGAAACAGCCGAAGGTTTGGTTGAACTAGCTACCGCAGCAGAAGTAGCTGCAGGATGGTCGAGCGCAGCAGATAAAGTTGTTAGATCATCACTGATACCTACTAAGGTAGAGGGTGGTGGTGTGATATTAAAAGGTGCAACAGACCCTACTAGTGGAGGAGCTAACACGGGAGCAGATAGTTTAATTAGTGGTCGTGGAAACTACTCTAACTCTGGAGATTACTGTTCAATTAGCGGTAATGGAAACAACACTAACTCTGGAACACACTGTTCAATTAGTGGTTATTTCAACAATGACAATGAGGGAGACTACAGTTCAATTAGTGGTTCTAGCAACTACAGCAACTCTGGAACACACTGTTCAATTAGTGGTTCTAGCAACTACAGCAACTCTGGAACACACTGTTTAATTAGCGGCAATAGTAACTACTCTAACTCTGGAACACACTGTTTAATTAGTGGTTCTAGCAACTACTCCAACAGTGGTTACTATTGTTCAATTGGTGGTAAAGATAACCGCTCTAACTCTGGAGATTACAGTTCAATTAGTGGTTACTACA